CGGGGATTGCTCTGTGCTGCCTCTTTGTCGGCCAGTTCCTTTTCCTTAGCTTTCAAACGACCTTCCCAAGACCGCAATTGCTGTTCGTTCTTCGGTGCGCCTGGAGCGGCGTCGGCTGCTGCCGGGTCTGCTGTCGCAGAAGCGTCCGCCGATGCATCGGCTGCTGGTGCCGCTGCCGTATCATCAGCAGACGCAGCAGAAGCATCGCTTGATGCATCCGGCTCGCCATCAGCGCCCGGTGGAAAATCCGATGCTGCCGAATCGCCACTTGGCGCATCTGGCTTGTTGAATTCATCCGCAAACTCTTCGTGTGCGGTCTTCATTTTCTTGCTGCTTGCCATGTACTTATCTCCTGTTTGCTTGAATATGCGATTTACACCCGTGGTGACTTGCCACGATCCGGGTTAGCGATGCAGTCATAGAGCGCCTTGACTTGCAGCGCCGCGCCTTGCTTGCGCTCCAGTCTTTCCGGGCTAATCGTCACAAGTTCCGCTTGGTAGGTTTCGTACAGTGCGGCGAGCAATCGGAGCAAGTGCCGTGTCGCATCCGAACTGCGGTAATCGATCACTGCACCGAGTTCTGCTGCGACACTGTCGCGAAGCTGTTGATCAGTCTTCATGTCGGCCCAGGCTCCGCTTTGCTTTGCCCCATCCCGACGTGTTCACCAACGCGCTCGCCCACGTTTGCGCCAACATTTGCGCTTGGCGGGGTCAGCGGGTCACTGCCTTGTCCCGAACTTGCCGCATCATCCATTGACGGTTGCGATTGGTCAGGTGGCGCGGCTGCTGCCTGTGGCGGTACAGGAAGATTCGCCGTCGCCATGCCGGGCGGTACCGGGCCATCCGCTGCCGGGTTCGTTTGTGCTGAACCCGGCTGTGCAGAATTGGACGGTACCGGCCCGCCTGTTTGCGGCGCTCCCGGCTGCGCTGTAATCGCCGGGGTGTGATCGACCCATCCTGCCGACTTGAGGATGGCATCGCCTGCCGGAGCGACTTCAGGTCGTTCCGTCGCCACGCCGCCAGCTTCCATGCCTGCGTATGCGGTATCCACATTGGCTTTCACTGTCAGTGCTTTGATGCGATCAACATCGGCCAAGGTCTTGGAAATTTCCGCCTGCATTTGATCCAGCTTCGCTTGCGTCAACTGCATGTTGAGCGCTTGAATCTGTTGCTGCGCTTGCTGCTGCGCTGCCGCTGCTTGTTGCGCTGCCTGGCTATTCTGTTGTGCGGCAACTTCTTCCTCGGTCATGACAACGTCTTTCAGGTCGTGCGCCTCGGCGCGCTGGCGCAAAAGTTGGGCGCGCTTGATATACGGCGCATCGAGCGGGTTGGATGACATCTGCGCAAATTGATCAAGCTGTTGCGCTCGTACCTCTTTTGCCATTAACGAAGCCGTACCGCGCGCCGTCACGTCGAAGTCTCCCTTGACAGAATTGTCCGGGTTGAACTGCATGTTCCACTTGTACAGCGCTTCGATGAATGGCCGGGTGATGCCTTCATCGTAGTTGGTGATCAGGTCTTTCATGACGATGGATGCCGAAGACATCAACATTGACATACCTGACGCCGTACCAGCAGCGCCCGACGTGGCGTTTTCGCCCTGCATGTAACGCGGTATCGCCGTCACATCGTCTGCATTGGCTTGAAACATCTGGACGATAGGCATCAACTCTTCGATGCCGCTATCGACTTTGACGACGCGCAGTGCTGGCGAATTCGGGTCGTCGCCGTTGCGCTTCCAAATCTTGAACGGAAACATTTCGTCGGCGTCCTCGTCATCCGCGAGCAGCTTCATGTTGGCCTCGATCTGCGGGCCAGCAGTCAGCGCCGCGTGATCCAGCACCATACGTGTCGCAGCGTTGATCATTTCCTGATCATCCCGCATGACCGTACAGATACCGTCGCCAAAGATAGACGTTTCGTCTTTGTCGAAGTAGTACATGTGATACGGCCACGTCACGCCGTTAATCGGCGTCAGCACGACCTTGATCACTTCACCGTTCGGGAACATCCACACATTGCTGAAGAATGTCTCGTGCAAGCGATTGGGTGGCACGGTCACGCCGGAATTCGATAGCGTCTCGCCGTCGATCCATCCCCATCGCTCCAGCACTTCGTACAGGCCGTCATCCTTGGTCGTGGTGGACATGCGCTTACCAAGCTGACGAATCTCCGCATCGAACTGGCGTATGTTTTGCATACCGTTCGGATTCGACAAGATGTAGTCCGTGATCTTCGCACCGTCGAAGCTCTTGCGTTCTGCCAGCGCAGCAAGAACCGGGCGCGTCAGCAAGTGCCGCTCCCACACGTAGCGACAGTTTTCCAACTCGGTTGCGGCCATATCTGGGTAGAATCGCCACAGAGGGACGTAGTCAACGAATGGCACGACGTAAGATTCCGTCTGCATCTTCCACTTGCGCTTGACCAGCGTGAATTTCGTTCGCGTCTTGCGTTCGACCAACGGCGCTTTCAGGATGCCGGTGCCATACAGGTGACCGGAATGCAGCACCATGCGCGCAGTTTTCTTGTAACGGGATTCCGACAACTGGTCATCCATCACTTTGGTCATGCCGTCTGCGGCGGTCGCTACGGCTTTGACAATCGCTTGATCCAATTCCTGCTTTGTTGGAGGACGGCCAAGCTCCTGCATCAACACCTGCGCGATTGTGCTGACCGTTTCGTCGTCCAGGCTAGGTACTGGCGACGGATCGATAGTCCAGTTCCGTTCGCTGCCGGATGGGAATAACAGGTCTGCGACACGTGCATCAACCGTCTTCACTTTGACGCGCGATGCCCGGTTGAACGCTTTGGAGCGGTGCTTGCCTATCAGTGATTCGACCTCCGGGTCGTAGATGCCGCGATATTGCCGCAAATCCTTCAACCAGCGTTGCTCGGTCGGCATGCGTTGCATTTCCGCGTGCTTGAATTCGCTGATCAGCATCGTGCCGAGCGCATCAATCTCCTGATAGGGCGCAATCGAATCGGTATTCATGCCCGCTGCTGCGGCGGCGATGTATTCGTTCTGCTCCTGTTGCTGTTGGTCGTTCATAGTTCAATCTACGTTGTACTGCCCGCGCCACATCGCGATCAAAATCCACAGGTAGGCTCCGATTGCCAAGCAACCGACAGCAGCCAACAGGTAAAGTAGATAAGTCAGAAAGTGCATAGCGCCCAAAATAAAAAAGCCTCTGGAAAGGGGTTGGTTGTTACTGCATGTGATTGCTTGGCGTGTCTTACTCTTCCCACGCCTTGCGATAGGCTTCCTGCGGGGTGTCTTCCTCACCGTCGTCGTCGCGTGCTGCCGGTGCTTTGCCTGCGGCGACTACTGCAACCGGCGCGGCTCCCGGCTTGGCTGGCGGGGCAGCTTGCGCCACTTTGCCATCCTTGCCGACTGATGGTGCGGCGCTGGTCGTCGGGATGGAGTTATCCACTGCGCTTGCTGATCCGTGGCTGTCGCTGTTCTGCGTGGGTGCGTTGGCAGCGTCGGCGATGATCGTCACTGCGGGAATGATTGCAGCGGAAGCCGGTGCCGGTGGATCATGCCCCCAAATCTTACGGGCGGCTGTCTCGTAGTCTTTATGCTCTGCGTCGCGCGGATTGATCATGGTGCGTTCCTCTTTTGTTAATAGCCTGCTCGCGAAGGAGCCTTCTTGTTGCTGCGTCGATGCCCTCGATCTTCGCGTACTGCTTTCGATGCGACGTTTTCTGCGAATGTTAAGGCGATGGCGTCGCCACCGTCGGGCGAGCGGATGCCGCGCTTGCGCATGTCGTCTTTCGATTCGATCAAGCGCGTACCATTACTTGCGTACTTATAGCCCGGCGCGGAAATATCAGCGATCAGTGCCGTATCGTTCGGCAAGCGGCACGGTTGATCTTCCAGAAATTCTTTCATCCGGTACCACATCTCCGCGCGCTTGTTGGCGTAGAGTTCGCCGTCCTCTGCTTTTGACGCAGAGTTGACGCCGATTGCCGGAATGTTCAGCTCAAGCAAGCGGTCAAAGATGCCGCTGCCGATACCAATCTTGTCGATGAATAGCGCGTCCGGCTCGAATTCCTTCCAGTAAGCCGCGAGCAAACCGGCGACTTCCATCGGCCCCTTTTTCTCGTGGTATTCAATACGGAAGACGGTGCGACCATGACGAAAGGCGATTGCCGTGCGGTCAGCGCCGTACTCTGCCGGGTCACAAGCAATGACAAATGCGCCCACTCTCTCGCGATAGCTGCTGTTGACTGCGGCCATCACGGTCGTCGGATTGATCAGCGGATCGTTCGTCGCTGTACGGAATGCAAGCGATGCAGTTGCGGGATACTCTTGATCGAACAACCACTCGAATCCCGCGCCGTATAGAATGATCTTGTTGCGTCGCCAAGCCATCTGCGCACGGTCAAGACCATAAGCTTCCATGTATTTGTAGTCATCCGGGGACAACTCAAAATTCGCTGGAACAATGGCGCGGTATTCATCCTGCCAAAACCACGGCACGAAGATGGCGATGTATTCACCGATACCGGCTTCGGCGTCCTGCCAAAGCAAATGGAACTTGTTGCCAATGCCGTTCGCTGTCGATTCAAGGATGATTTCGGTGCCGTCAACGTCTGCGACAGTGTTGCCAAGGCCCGCGAAGTGCATTTCGGGACTATCCCAGAAGCCGAACTCGGAACCATGCAAAAATTGCGCGGTGTTGGAACGCCCAACGTCTTTCGATCCAGCAGTGGCAAGCAGGTAGCCGCCGTCCAGCGTCGAGAACTTCAGTTCCTTGGCATTTGTCGCACTCGTGGCAGGCGCAATCGGATTGTTTTCATGGTAGCGTTTGACCATGTTAAACAGGTTGTCCGTCGCTTTCTGCTCATGGGCAACGATGAAAGCCTTCACACCGAAGTTCATCGACGTGCGATGATAGAAGCGGGAACCGATGTAGGTGGATGCGCCTTGTTGCCGTCCCTTCAGGATCAACGCACGTACCTTGCCGGTGCGTTCAAGCTGCTCTTGCAAGCGATGATGGATGTGCCGCTGTGCGCGATTGAATACCAGCGGAACCTTGCGACCTTGCTTGTCCAGAATGAACATGCAGGTCTTGGCGTGCAACTCTTGTTCGTTGCGCAGTCGGGCAATCGCGGCGATCTTTGCAGCGTTATTGCTTGCCATCAGCCAACGCAATCTGCTTCAATACTGTTTCGATGCCGCCTTCGCTATTGCTTTCTTTCTGATCCAAGCCGAAAGCTTCACGCTCCAGGGCGACAAGCGACTTCAGCGAATCCGCCAGCGTCTTCATCGTCGAAGATCGACCCGCCAAGCTGATGACCTTGTTGAATAGATCGTTGCGCTTGTCCGTACCTTTATCGTCGGGACTGGACATGATTTCTGCCAACTGCGTGTACAGGTCAAGGTTGTCCGTCTGGTGCTCAAGTTCGCCCAAGAGACTCATCGTGATCCTGCGTGCGCGCTGAATATCCGTGCGATGGGACAGAACGATGTCGGTCTGCACTTGCGCGTTGATATCGACAAGTACGCGCTCCGAAAGCTCGGTTTCTGTGCGTACCACGCTGCGTACCGTTGCGGTGCGTACCAAGTTTTCTGCCTTGGCTTTGATCTTTGGAGCAAGATCGCGCTGCCAGTCGTCCTTCTTTGCACGTTTGCGGATGGCACCTTCTGTTACGCCAAACTCCGCTTCCAGCATACGCAGCGATTTGATACCGGCGCGGTACTCACGCTCAATGGCAATCCAATCAATCGCCTGTTTCTTGCTTACTTCCTTGTTTATTGACATGTGGTTTCACTTCATCCGGCGACAGGTCACGGCACGACAAGGAGCCATTCCCACCGAGAATCAGCGCTTGCACTCTGTCGGGCGCAACATGGAGCGTCGTCAACACAACGCATTGTTTGTCTACAGTGCGTGCGACTCGTTGAGCCTCACGTCTGCGTGTTTCGATATCCCGCGTTTGATCAAGCGCTTCGACGGACGGCGAAGGCTTGGCACCATAAAGAAGGAGATGGCATTTCGTGCTATGAGCGGTTTTCACGTGGTTAGAGGCGCTTGTCGGCGCAACCAGCCTGGAAAGCTTGGAGATATCGCGACTGCGATCAATCGAATCCTGCAACGCTTGCCGCCTCAGTAGTACGCACGCACTCATTACGCGCCTTTGCGGGCGACAAGCATGAAGTAGCGCTCGCCAACACGCCAGCGATAGCCAGCCGGGTCTTTTGCAGTCATGCGCTTGGCTTGCGACTTTGATTTGATGATGCGCGGCTGGACGCGATTTTCCTTGATGAACTTCACCAAACCGGACATCAATTCCGGCCCGACATCGATCAGCTTGCGTTTGTCGTCGACAGCTTTATGCAGATCGGTCAATGCCTTGGCGACTTCCGGGTCGGCTTCATTCGGGATTTCAACGTGTTCGGTACTTGAGGCGTGGTGTGTCATGCGTTCATCCAGTTACGCGCCTATTGCGCTGATTGATAGGGGAAATGTTTGCCTGGGTTGCGCTGCTTCGGCGCTAATTCAGACTGGCGGTATGCGCGGAGGTAACCGGCAACTCCGACATCAGGGCGAACAGGCGATTGAGCGACCGGCGTGCGCCGCGCCACTTCGTCTGTTCATGGCACTCATCGTGTGCGCTTGGTGGTGCGGAGCCATCAACGCTGATCCCGTGTGCCAACTCCAAGAGAATTTCATCCCTGCCTGAATCGACCTCGATTGCGGCGCGCTCCCACGGCATTGCCGGGTTACGAGCGGAATCTATGGTCATCGGTTCGATGCAAATCGGTGCCAGAGGCGTAGGAGCCTTCTTGCAGCGGATCGGCGCAGCGACCGGGCATGTTGGATTGTGTGGAGCGGGCTGGTTCATACGATTGACGGCATGTGAAATAAAAAAGCCCCGGCGCATTGCTGCGACCAGGGCAAGGCGTCAAAGCTGACGCGAGGGGTAAAATTGTGTGCTGTGACAGGAGACAGCGAAACGATGTCACCTCAAGGATAGCGATTCCAATTACCTGAATCCTCATTCTTGAAAGGACAAGGCCCGAAGTCGGCAATCCGGCTTCGGGCCATACTGAAGGCGGGGATCGAACCCGCAAATGTGGCCGAGTTTCCACGGCTGCAATACCTAATCTGCCACTCCAGTAACCGCTGCGACCAAGATCGCGGCGGATTTAAGCTCGACCACTACATCAGCAGCCCGGCGATTTTGCCAGCCACCATGCGTGCGCGCGTCGCTTCGGCAACCGATTTATCGTGTTCGATTGCCGCCGATTCATGCACCGCTTTATGCTTGGCGGCATCGCTCAGATGGCTATCCGCATGCAAAATCAGTTCGCTGTGCATGTCCTTGAACTGCTTGGTGATGGCGTCAACGGTGCGCGGTCG